CGATACTATAGTGCCGGAAGGCATTTCCCATTCAAACGGAGCCACCACATCATTACCGGATTTCCATGCAAGGCCTGCAATGTAATCATTTCCCGGATCTCCATAAGTGCGCTTTCCCTGGAAGGAGAAGGACAGCTTCTTGCTGGTCATCATAGCATCTCCCCAGCCCTCATGCTCCATGGCGTTCCATTCCTCTACGCCGCCCTCAATACTGGGGGCAAAGTTCGTTAAATTGGCAATCGCGGTCATAGTATCCTTTTTGCCAGCTAATCCTACCTTGAATTTATTGTTATTTACCGGATACACTTTTGCTTCTGGCATAACATTCACCTGTTCCTTTCATAAATAAAATCCAGCCAGATCACATACTCATATACCCCGTCATCATCCGTTCCAACGTCCTGCGGTTCAGGAACCATCAAGCGCAAGAAATTTATAGGGGTATCTCCTATGGTCAGGCTGGATACACTTCTTAGTTTCTCAAATAAGTTATAAGCCGCTCTCTCTGTCTCATCTTTGCTTTTACTCCAATGGATAAGGAGGGAGACCGGCTTTGTATCGTAAGTGGTACATTCGAGACCACCAATGGCAATATTGGCCGAACCGGTGGAAAGTCGGCTATAAACTCCGATGGACTTTTGCTTTTTATTATCCAGCTTACCAATATAAACATTATCGTCTTCAGCAACGGCCAGACAGGAAATGTACTGGCGGATATCCTTCAAAGACAGCATCATACACCACCTACTTTCTTGTAAAATTTCTTATACGCACTGGGAGCAAAGCCGGCTTTGCCTCCTCCTGGCTCCCAATCTTCAAACCAGTGGCCTCTTGCATTGGGGTTCTCATCTGTTTGGAAGTTATATTCTGGGTGGAAATATAGACGCCTTGCATAAGGGGTACTTGAAACGAGCTGTACCTTTCCTTTAGAGGAATCGGAATATTCAACAAAGAAGCTCTCCCCCTGAAGATGTCCGGTATCAAAAGGCATGACCTGAGCCTGGATCACTTCTGTATGTAACGCCTCTGCTGTCATTTCCAGAGCCGTTACCGCCGCCTGTGTCAGCTGCTTGATCCTGGGCATATTCATCTTAACCGTTGATTTAACCTGCATCAGACCACCTCCAGAGTGCAGAAGTTTACTGTGCCGTCCGGGTTCCGGTTCTTGGTCCCCTGTTCAATCCGCCTCTCTTCCCCAAACACATTAACTGTACCACCACTTAGGCTTGGGAAGTCTGGTGCAATATCACCGGGGAACATGGCTGTTCCCGTAATCTGAACCAATTTCTTTTCTGCTGTGAGAATGGTTTTCGCCCGGTCCTGGAAGTTACATTTCAGGTCCAGATCGGCTACATACTTTGGTTCACTCAGGTTGTTGGTTTCCTCACTTTCCAAGTGAACGTGAATATCGGTCTTACAGAGTCGCTTCGGCACTAAACATGGATATTTCATAAGCTCACCTCGCTAACCGGCAGCATAGGCCTGTCTGGGAGAGCTGAGCGTACACATCACGTTTCATGGCAATGCCCTTATCTGTGAATACATTCCAGGAGCTCCCAAACTGCGCCGATACTCCATTAATGCTGTAACTGGACAGGATTGTATCGATCTCATCGGCATTCTCATATTCGAAATCAGCCTGCTGGCAGATCACTTCCTGAATGACTTCCTGCTGAAACTCGGTCAAATTGGAAAATCCCCGGCCCTCAATGCGATTGTAAGTCAGAGAATCAATGTGACGGCTGGCCTGCCTGAGAACCTTTTCCAGATCTTCCTCCGGTACTATGCTGCCTTTATAGGTTCCTTTGTAATACTCCGGTGTGACATAAGGGATGTAGGCCATTTTACACACCCGCTTTCGGGGTCGCTGCTCTCCCTTTCTTTGCTTCCTTTTCGGTAATTTCTTCTGTACCCTCGGAATTCTCTTCTGGAGCCTCTTCTGGGTTTCTTATCTGAGTCTCCATCTCATAACCATGATTATGAAACCAATTAAGCAGACGGGGATCTTCTGTCTCTCCTACGCCATTGCAAAAAGATACACTGGCGGAAACACCAGTGTATTGCTTGTTTGGAGCATATACTTTCATAAATAGCCCTCCTATTTTACTTTGATATTGCGGAATGCTCCGGCTGCCTTGGAAGCCTTTAAAGCGATTGCCGCATTCATTTCCACTTCACCGGTCTTTACCGCTCCTGATGTGGTAAAATCAGGAAGCCATGTCTGCACAGGTGCCACTCCTGCAAAGGATACTCCATGAAGTCTGTCCCGTGCTAGCCTTGCGGCAAAGAGGGACGTGGTTCCTTTGGTAGCATTAATGTCTACCACCTCATTATTAGTTCCCGGTTTTGCTCCCAGGTCCACAAAAGGAATATTCCCATAAGCCTCTACATTGGTCCCCCAGTCGCTCTTTGTTACCTGATACATAGATGCACGTCTTGCACAGGCTCTCAGTTTAGAGATCAGTTTGGTGTTACCAGCAATAAAAGACGGCTCACCATCAAGGCCACGAAGGAATTCATCGAGCATATCCAGGAAGTACTGGAAATTATCCGTAACCAGCTGGGACGTGGATAAATCAATGACTGATTCTCCAGTATTATACTCCGTGGAACTTCCAGCCAGAGCTTTTTCCAAACCGTCAAAAGCATTACTGTCCACCGCACTGTCACCATTGATAAATGTATCATTAAATAATGCCTGTGCTGCTTTGATCTTCTGGGACTGCTGAAGCTCTACCTCAGATACGATACCACCCATATTGGCAATAACACGGTCAATCTGATAAGATCCACCAAATACCTTAATGTCTACAGAATGACGTTCCTTAGTGACCTCATGGGGCGTATATTCCTTGTTGATCTCACGAAACTGTGCCGTAGGCTGTGTTTTCAGTCTAGTGTAGGAATAAGTAGGTGTTGCTCCGCCTCCGGTCGGGGAAACGGCATCATCAAAGGTGATATGATCCAGAATCCAGTTGGATTTTCTGAACTCATCAATCACCCCGATCTGCAGGTCGTCCTGCACATTTTTTCTTGCTTCTTCTAACGTAATAGCCATAGTTCATTCATCTCCTTAAAATTTATTTGGAAGGCATCTGCGCCTGAAGCTTTGCTTCAATGGCTGCTTTAATATCTACCTTGCCATCATCAGTTTTTGTTGTTGCCTGGGCCTGCTGACCAGGAGCGCCCAGAGGACGGAAACCCGCATTCTTTGCTGGTTCTGTCTTCTGCTCTTTAAATAAAAATGGTTTGGATTCCTTTATGGACTTCAACTGCTCCTCCAGGCCAGTGATCTTCCCATCATCGTAAAGAATCAGTTTGGATTTATCAAACAAGCCAGATACCAGATCTGCGTCCTGGGCAGACTCACCAAGGGCCAGCTTGATGGCAGTGGAAAGTTTCAGCTCTTTCATATCTGCTTCGTTCTTTTCCATCGCTGCTTTATTCTCTGCCTGCAGGGTTTCAATTTGCTTCTGCAGTTCTGCATTGTCTCCGCTGTTCTTCTTTAAGTCCTCCAGCTGTTTATCTCGGTCTTTGATGTCCTTTTCCAGCTGCCCTTTTTCCTGCTTGGTAGAGTCATAGTCTGCTTTGGGAACATAAGACTCCAGCTCCTTTTTAGACGCTTCTGCAGCTTTTGCGGCCTGTTCCTCACTGATTCCCAATGCAACAAATTCTTCTTTTTTCACGATCTCATCCTTTCTATGCAATAAAATAACGCCCAGGAAATCCTGCGCGCTTTGTAAATACAAATATGTAATTATGTTGGATCTTCTCTAATCCGGTTCAATGTGCCCCTTTCCGTTGCGATATCACAACTTTTGAATATAAAAATACCACCAGCCATTACTGACAAGTGGTATTATGCAAATAAGCACTTTTCGATTAAATCCTTGTTTATTAATATGTCGATCCATTTTGAGGGAATGTTATCATACCCGTAGACAATACCTGCGAGCCCTCCAGCTACTGCACCGGTGGTGTCCGTATCTTCACCTAAATTTACAGCCTTCAGTACGCACTCCTCATAGCTATTTGTTGTCAGAAGGCACCACGACGCCGCTTCCAATGTATGAATTACATATCCCGATGACGCTATTTCTTTCTCTTCCAGGTCACCAATCCTCGTCAATCGCTCAAATGGCCCTCTAAATTCCATAGTACCAAGGATATCTTTAATCATTTCGCCGTTCAGTAGTCTTTGTGCTATCTGAACATATATCTCGCAGGCTGTAACAGAAATATTATGAGCGTGTGTAAGCTTTGATACATTTTGAATTTCTTCTTTTGCACAATTACAAAATGCGAATGGGATAATTCTCATTAATGAACCATTACCATTTGCACTCACATGATCTAAACCACATTTTACCGATTCGCACCCTGGGCTATATCGCCTTATTGCACTTGCAGTCGTTCCGCCAATATCAAAGACTTCTCCGCTCGCTGTATAGCTGTTTTCATAATACCATTCAGAAAAACATCTCATAATATCATTTAGGTCGATTTTTTGTAGTTCTCTTATTGAATCACATGTCGCCAATGTCATACTAGTGTCATCCGACCATGTACCTGCTGGCTGGTTATGCGTCCCATACCCTTTCATGTCAGTGACATGAAAACTACCACGATCCATAAACTCTACTGGTACGCCTAAAGCATCTCCGACAGCTAAACCATAGATTGCAGATCGTAATTTGTCTAAATGTCTAAATTTTGCCTTATCCAAGCCTCACTCTTTCCTTCCTCTCTTGCCGTCTCGATTTCTACGGCTAAATTCTTTTCCTGCTTCTCTAAAGTGGTAGCATTTTCGTCTTTATCCATACGAATCCCTCCTTCCGATTGGATAGAATACTTCACACTATAGTATACCATATTCCTGTGCAATAATCAAATTTAGTAATCCTGCTTAATTAGCAGTAATTCCACTCTTTTTATTATCCCAGTTTCATCTGAATCTATCGCCATTATACGGAATGTAGAATTTCTCTGAACAATGATTTCAGCTTCAGAACCGATATGGCTAGCTATCTCCTTGCCGTCCCAGGTTCCGCTGCTGTTTGTTCCCCCATACCGTGAAAAAGGTTCTGCATAAATGGCTTTCGTTCCTTTGGGTAAACAAATATCCAAATTGATACCAGAAAAGCCTGCCTCTTTAGAAACGCCAGTAGACATGAATCCTTTTTCTGTACATTTTGTAGAAATAACACTGTTTTGAAAATCTTTACTCTTTAGCTTTTCAACATCGATTTCCAATAGTCCGCCAAGACCGTTCGCACTTACACCCCGGCGTACCCAAACATCATCTGGCATCTGGCATTTATCTATCGCCTCTGTCATATCTTTTATATAGTCCTGTATGGATTGTCTTTGATTTGCGACCGTTCCCTGTCTTAGAGAGGTATTCATTTCTCTGTATTCTGAACCAGTATACCTCCACAGGGCCTTTTTCTGACCGTCATTAAATTCTTCCCACATCTTTTCGGTAATTGGTCGATGATATCCATCAGCAGTCTGTCTATCATCAAATTTCTTTGCGTGCTTTAGTATATCTTCTTCATTTAACTTCAGCCTTTGCTTCTCTGTCTGAGCTTTATATTTCTTTTGATTTTCTTTATCAAGAGAGTTGACAGCTAGCCTTTCTAATTTTTCAACCTGCCTCTGGGTATATTGCTGATCCTGCTCCTGCTTATAAGATTTTTCAATTGACTTTAATTCTTCTCTGGTCCAGGTATCATCCGCAGTAGAGATACCAGGAAAATATGTACTGTGACTATCCTTGCACCTTGGATGATACAGGCCTCTTGCTATTGCCATACTCATTAAGGGATAAGGACCATCAGAAGCCTTCCCGCTACTCCATACATCGTCGATTAGGACTTTTCCTACAAAAGGAAGGCACTTGGGACAAGGATTCCCGCGCTTTGCTACGATAACCGTACTGATTCCCCACTCCTGGCGTTTCTCTCCTTCTCCCTGTAGGTATGCCCGTTTGCTGGCCGTCTGGATTGCCATGTCAACATAGTCAGGCAGAGTATGGCGGGCTCCGTTTTTGTACTCAATACAGTTAAGGCCCCGTGAAAGCATATCCTTAGTTGCCATGTCAATGGCTTTTTCATAAGTCCCGGCTCCGGAATTAGCGTATACCTGGGCATTAAAAATAGCCTTACGATACTGGTCATTTGCCATTCGCAAGACTGCTGTTTCTGCTTTCTTCATATCGTTACTGGTTGCCTTGATCAGAGCTTCCAGTTTCCGGGTATTCAGTTTGAAAAACTCTGCCTGCATGGCTGCCGAAGCAGGCTTATAGTTTTTAAAGCCTTTCTTGATAGCCCGGAGGATCTGTTCTTCCTGCTTTAGCCCTCCCTGTTGTTTGGCCTGCCAGATCAACTCTCCTATTTGAGCATTGATACTTTTAAACTGTTTGCTGTACTTCTTCTGGTTTTCCAGTTTATATTTTTCCAGGGCCTTAAGCTGCTCAGTCTGCCACATAGACCAATCGTATCCCTCTTTGATTTCCTCGGCCCGGTGACGATCCATATTACGGATCATGGAAGAGATTAGTTCCTGTTCTATGACCTCAAAGGCAGCCGTGATATCATACTCATTCATGCTGTCACCTGCCGTTTGCCAAAACTTTATACCCTTGAACCTTGAACTGCCGGGTGAGCTCTTTCAGCTGCGTAATACTTTTGCACTTATCACAACGGAGCTCCGCGTATTCCTTTTTCTCCACAGCGTAAATACCGAAAGGAACCTGCTCACTTGCTACCTTCAGGAGCCCCTGATACTCCGGCTGGCTCATTTTGTACAGGCGGTTCATTACCTTCACTTTCATCCATCTTCACTCCTTCCGTATTAAGCCCAGATTCTTCTGTTTCAAAGATCCCCTGCTCAAACTTGATCCGCTTGACCTCCTTAGACTTTTCATCTTCCGTCAAGGTATCTCCGTACATCTCGTCTATGGATTTTTCTATACTCATGACTCCGCTGGTCCGGGCCTTGCTGACAGTCTCCACTACTGAATCAAAGCCTGGAGCTGCGTACTCCCCAAACTTGACGGAAACCTCATATTCTCCAGGGGCTTTTTCCTGCATCTGGTCATAAGTCATCATGATTTTACTTACTAACTCCGGGAGGACCTTACAAAGCACCTTAACCAGCGTCCCCCTAGTGTACATGGTAATCTTCTCCTTTTCCCTCTGGCTATCGGCATTGTCTGTCTTTTTTAGATCAATACCAAGAGTAGCCGGGGAAATGATACCCTGTAGCACCAGATCCATAAAGGCCGAATAACTGTTTAAATACGCTTCATAGGATATCTGGGGTTGAACTACCTCAATTTTATCGCTATACCCTTCTTTCTTTACTGCTCCGATGGCTATGTAATCATTATCAAACTCATTTGGTTCAATGAGCTGCCCAGTGTTCGGATCTCTTGGCACCATATCTTCTGGGATATACCGGTTCACTCTTCCCTTTCTTACTGCATCAAGCCACTGGCTGATCACCTCGTCCAGGGCGTCCAGATCGTCCGTCTTTCCTTCAAACAGTGCTTTGCCTCTCCCCTTCCACTTGCTTGATGTGAAGAAGATAAGGGGCACACCCATGATGTAATCACCATCAAAAGCAGTATCCTCATAAATTGCTGTTTCCGGAAGAGTATTGAGTTTCACTTCCTCGCCTCCATCTTCGTAGAGCTTATAAGTTACATACCCTTTTCCGTAGGTTTCTTCCAGACGGTATTCCTTTGTTTCATTGTTGGGATAAGGATAAGCTGTGGAAAAGACAATTTCAAATAGTCTTCCTCGCTGGTATTTGTATTCAACCTGATCTGCCTCGTAAAATTCTATGACAGGATATTTACTGATATGGTCAAGACTTATTTTGAAAGCACCGTCTCCGGCTGACAGAGCGCCAGCCACCGCTTCACCCAGGAGCCCTTCAAAGTCATTATCCTTTGTAATCTCATCCCATAATTCCTTTAAAGGCTGATTGTCTCCTTTTTCTCCAAAACTGATATCATTATAATCTGCGGTTATGATATCCTTAAACCGATCCACCACTATCCCTACAATACCGGAATGAATTTTTCTTACTTTCCGGAACGGAACGGAAGCCCAGAACCTTGCCTTAAACACATCACAGTAAGCTGTCTGTTTAAAGAACTGTTCCAACTCTGACGGATCTCCACGGTACCAGATCTTATTTTTTAGTACATTTCCTTGAAAGGAAAGCGGTTCCTTTATAACCACCTGCCGTTCTTTTGCTCGTACAACCTTAAGCAACTTGAAATACATATCTTTAAACCAACCCATTTATGAACTCCTCCTTCCTGTTCCTATTTTGACTTCGTATGGCAACCATGCGTACTGTACGCTGTTTACCATGTGATCGTTTTTATCCTCTGGCGTATTGTCCTTACCTTCCAGCCAGCTGTATACTTCAAGCTCTCGGATGTAGTTGGCGCAAGTATCCACGATATAAAAACATGGCTTTGTTCCCGCATCAGCAAACCAGTTCAGCTGGTTGATAATACGGTCGATAATCTGCTCTTTCTTCCATGCATCATTGAAATTATAAACACAGCCATTCAAGCGCTTATATTTTAAGAACTCTGTTATGGTTGCCTGATCCGCAGAATCAATGAAGGTATCTCTGGCAAATCCCCATTCGTTCCGGTTGCGATCCAGGAAGTCAATATAGTTACGGACCGTATCCGTAGGGGCCAGAGGTATTCCCAGATCTGCATTGTTGTAAACCTTCTCGTCAAGCACATAGCAGTTTCCCCGATTGGTGATACCTATAAAGCTCATGGAAATGGTATCCGGGGACTTCTGGGAATATGATGTGTCTAGGCCGGCTGAAAAATGTACAAACCATTCTGTCTGTTGGCGGTTGTTTTGATTACGGATAAACTGTTTTGCGTGATCCTTGTTTACCACATGTTTCTTCCGGTCAAAGTTACTAAAGATCAGGCCGGTTGCCTTACCTCTTAGACCCTCAATTTTGTTTTTCCATATCTTAGTACCTTTCGGCGTATTCCGGATAATGTTTTCCAGCTTCTCCTTGGGTAGACCCAAATTATGGGTAAAAGAAAAGAACCAATGCACCCAACCGGGCTTTGGTTCTTCTTGTAATTCTTCCAGTATTTCTTTCGGCGTTTCGTCCTTCCACTCAGTAAGTGGCCGGGAACAGTTAATATACTCCTTGTAGACTGGCAGGTTCGGATCATCAGGGTTAAGCGTTCCCATTAGGTAATCACAACGCATAGCAGATTCCCGTACAAACTCTATATCGGCTGTGTTAATCTCGTCAATGTACAGACAGCCGTACTGGCCGCCCAGAGCCTTTTGCCATTTCTTCTTATCTCCGTAACCCATTACATAGATAATCTTATCGCCACCGGAAGTATGGAAGAGAATGTGGGGGATCTTATCATCTTTGGTTCCGTTGCCATTGTATTCAGTGAGAACACCGAAATCATCTATGATTCCCAGATCCTTATTGATGATATTCTTCTCTGCGGTTCCAGTATCCTTTGCGGCTATGATGTGCAGCTTCTTAGGGCTCTCTGCTACCTTAAGCATGAACTTAAACAGGCCGACCGTAGTCTTACCTGCGGCTGTTGTCCCCTCTAAAAACTCCACCGGAGCATTACACTTTAGAAAGGCTTTGTACTTCTTTGACAGAAGTAGGCGTTCGTCACTCATTACCCATCACCGCCGCACATCTGCTTAATAAGGTCATCAAGCTTCGTTTTCTCAGTCTCCAGAGTGCCGGATACTTCCAGCTTATCCTTAAACATACCCAGGTGCCTGCCGATCAGTTCTAGGGCCTTGCCCTTATCGTTCAGTTTGATTTCAATACCGTTTGCCCCTTCTTTGATTCCGGCAATGGCTCCCATCTTATCTCCAGGCATTTCATCAGTGGTTTTCACTTGAACCACTCTAAGGATTCCTTTGTCCTCAATCGTCACAAAGTCAGTGACATCCGCAAATCCGATCTTTGCCAACTCTTTTAAAACCATGTCCTGGGTGATCTCAGTACGCTTCTCCCGGTCTTTCATGCGCTTTTCAACATAAACGGCAACGTTAGCATTTGTTAGCATTCGGCTACTGTTTGCTCTAGCCGTTTCATCCTTCTTGACCCTGGGATACGCCACCTTGTAAGCCCTGGTGGCATTAAGATCAATCAGGTATTCATCCGCAAATATTTTCTGTTTGGCTGTCAATGCCATCAGGCTCACTCCTTTCGTCGTTTTAGATATCAAAACATTTTCATGCAATAGAAAAAGCACCCGGTTTCCCGAATGCTTCCCTGCACTACTTATTCTGTTCATCGATAAACTCTTTCATCATTTTGGTAATCTGTCCTGCCTGGCTAACTCCTGCCTTCTCACAGGCCTCTGCGAACTGTTCTGTCAATTCTCGTTTCAGTTTATAGGATTTACTGATCAGACCGGCTTTTGCGTTCCATTTGTCCTGTGACCTAATCTTCTTTTCTTCCACGGCTATCCCTCCACATACAATACAAGCCTATTGCAAGTCTCGCACATGCCAAGGCGATGAAGAAGATACCTAAAAATCTCAAATTATCCGACATATTGATTTTATACAGATGAGTGTGTTATAATAAGTTATAGAGAAGGGCTTTCGCCCCTCTCCGCTACTTGAGTAGCTTTGAAATGAATAGAAGGATTATTCCTACTATTAAGTCCGTTAGCACTCCGACCAGCCAAGTCTTGAGTTTGCTATCGGGCTTTTTCTTTCGGCTTCTGCCTCTCATCTGTATCTCACCTCCTTATGTATATTATACCATACGGTGCACCGTATGTCAACAACTATCCACAACAAAGTTTTTATTAGGCTGCCTTTTCACATTCGTTTGTTTTGGGTAAAGAAAAAGAGACGGGGTTGGCCGCCTCTGAGATGCTTGTTTATTATTCTTGTACTTCCTCTGATTGATACTCATTCATAAAAAATTCAAGAAACTTTCTTCCATAATCTGTTAATCTGTAGGAATCACTTCCCCATACTTTACTGTATTTTAGATTGGGATTCTTTTTCCCTTTTTGTACTTCCTGGAGATAGACGCCAATATTTTTTACATTTTCATCCATTTTTCTCTGATTTTCACTGCTAAATAATCCTAAGCGTTCTAATTTCTCATTAATTAAACGCTGTTGCCCTCGCATTAACTGTTCCAAGAACTCACGGTTTGCGGAGTCCCCGCGATAATTAATATGGTGAGATTTCAAAACTGCTATGTCAACCATTGTCAACTGATCTAGCGTATCATAATACATAATAACTGCGTCATCATTAAATTCCTGAAAATCACTCAAATTAATATAGCCGTTTACTATAAAATTAATTTTATCTTTTTGCCTTACAGCCAGAACATAATCAGTGACTATTCCAAAATAATGATTGGTTATCTTTTGAAGCCTGTCGGGGTCTAATCTATTTAGACGTTCGTTAAACTCATTTTGACGGGCTACAATTTGGGAGATAAACATTTCCAAATTTTTTTCCGTTCTTTGCTGTTTATATGACAAAATCAAATTACCCACTCCTGGCACTATAGCCCCGGCAACTCCGTCCAAAACAAGACCTGATAACATGTCCATGACTGGACCAACAGCCGGTTCCGTAATTTCTTTTAACTTGTTAGTTATGTCCATCTTTTTTATCCCCCTCATCTTTTCTTTATCATATCATTACGATGCAAAAAAGAAAACACCCATCGACCTAAAATCGACAGGCGTTTCAAAAAGGAGAAAATCAGGAATCAATCGGCCGCCAAGCTGTTACACCTGGCAGTCGTCAAAGTTAAGCGATTCCTGTAATGTCTTGCTTTGAACACTATTAGTAATGCTTTATTCGTATTTAATACAATAAAGAACTGCTGTATTGGTTGGGCGGGAAGTAAATGACCTTATTGGTTTTGCGGATGTAATTACTGTTCCATTTAATTGCATATACCCATAATCTCCCATTTCTAGAAAGTCTGTATTTTCCGCGCTTAAAACGGTATTATTTACTCTATCAATATCTGAATTATTTAATCCGATGGCTGCACCTGTTCCATATCCATTATTATACCAGCCGGGGACTATTGTTGCATTTTGATGTACACCAACAGCCGCACCAGTTCCAGTATTACTAGCGCCAGTTCCCGTACCTCTTAGAAATTCGCCTCTCAAATCAGGTACGGCAAAAGTAGTAGTACCGTCACCTCCGAAACAATTATAAGAACCAAATTGATATTTAATGAATTGTGAAAAATCTTTATAATCGTCAATATTATAAATAGTCCCATCGCATATTAAGTAATGCTTGGGAGCCGTTGTTCCCATATACGAAATAACGGTTCCAACTGGTGTACTATCATTGCCATTACCATTACCGCAACAACCACAGTTGATCGTAATACAACTCTTTTTATCTTCACACATATAATTTACCTCTCTTTTGTTTTTAATAATTTTAACCCATCATGTTTACACCTAGCAGCCGTAGGGGGTATTACTTCTTTGTGTATTCGATGACAACGTAGGCAGTACAGTCTGGGTAGAATCCATTGTCTTTAAAATGATAGTATATATTACAATCATCATTACGGTAATACAAATTTACTGCAGCATCCAATCCTGTTGTTGCATTATAGGATGTCTGTAACGTGATTTGAGCTCTATTATTCTTGTCAATCATGTTTCCGTAAAAATTAATTATCCGATCAACCATAAGTTCAGAAACATTTGCAAAGACAAGGGCATTGCCACTTTCGTTAGCAATTTTCCCGGAAATCACTTTCCGATAAATTGGCTTGCCGTCCACCCATGTGCCAATCTCAACCTCATCAAAGGAATAAACTTCTTTAGAATTTCCATCACATTCTGCAAGTTGAATGCAGTATTTTTTATCTGTCATAAATAAATCCTCGCTTTCAGTGTTTTCATTGTTTCACATACTAACCGGTATCGTATGTTTCGTTAACACGATCGTGATATAACCATAATAATACACCAAATGTAAAACGTCAAACTTTTTCGAACACACGTTCTAGCATTGTTTGCGGTCAGCTGTTAATTCAATACGGCCCCTGAGCTGTTGCGCTCAGAAGCCGATAAAGGGGGATTTCCGAATTAATCTAATTTTGGATACTATCATTATAAATCGTCCATGTGGACTTTACAAGGACACGGTTTTGACACGGTTTGTCAAGTCCTCTAATCCAGCATAATTGCATCTGCCCCAAATAAATATACACTTAGAATATCGGTCAATTCAGAAATCCATCGCCTTACGGTTCTGTCCGTAGTATCAAGCCTTTCCGCAATGTCTTCCTGAGTATCCCTGTCCAAATAGAAGCTTTTAAAAGCCTCGTATTTTTCAGGTAACTCCTTCCTGATCATCTCATCTTCCAGAAGCTTCAAGCATTTATCAATATGCGCAATCATGATAATACTCCGCAGCTTGCTTTTTATGATGCTGTTTATGTAAATATCCTCTGCCGATAGCTCCTCTAGTTCTTCCCCAGCGTCCACGTCAGATAGCTCCGACACGCCCTCCTGAACGCTCTGACATATCCGGTTATAATTCTCCATAAGCTTCTTTGCATTCTGAAATACCTTTACCCGCTTATTCTTTTTCTGAGACTTCTCAAATTCCTTCACAGCCTCAAGTGCTGCAGTTCTTACCAGCTGCTCTGCTAATTCCTTTTCCAATCAATCACCTCCCTGCAGTTAATACTTTCTTTTTAGTTCTATCTCTTTTCTGTTTCAAGAGCTCTGTATATGTCATGGTTACTATCCTCTTGGAGTCTTTCAAACTAGCCAACTCCACGATATGAGGATACTTTTTCACTACAATAACCTTTTCGGATGTAATTCGCGTTCCCCTGACAAAGTCTTTTCGGAAACTCTCATAGGCAAATCTAGCCCCGATCTTCAAAGACTGCTTAAACTTCTCCAGATCCTTTGCTGTAATTTCTGGATCCTCCTGGCTGGCTTCGACCTCCTTAGATACGCCTATTATCACCTTAAAAGTATACCGTCCTCCGTAGGTCCTTCCCTCGCGTGCATAATCCCTCGTGGTCTGCCGGGGTATGTAAAGTGCTGCTTCCCACTCCTTAGCAGTATGTTCCCCTAGTAGTTTTCCGCTATCATATACTGCATATAAATTTTCATACACTATCAGTTCATCCTCCTTCCTCAATTACTTTCCAAAGTTTCAAATTCATGCCCACATACTGGGCAGATCCAATGCACTGTGCATTCCCAGTCATAAAATCCGCCACGATAATCTGATATTACAGCATTTATCATTTCGACATCGCTAGTTGAATCCCAATAACATTCAGGACATTTCCACTCCTCTGTCTTTCGCCTGGGCTCTGGTGGCTCCCGTAGCCCCCGATGTGAACATAAACTTGTATATGTATAAGCCGGCATCGTTGCAGAGAAGGTCATGACAGGCGGCGCCTTTACTGCTATAGCAGCCTCTGCCGTGGTGATCCTCTGTGCTTGCACATACTGATCCCGGCGCTCTTTTGGTGATTTTCTCAATCTATCCCTCCTTTTGGGCAATAAAAAAACCAACTACCGAATATTGATAGTTGGCTTTTTTTAATATTATTAAATATGAAAAGTACTTAATGCTTCCGCTAATTCTGTATCTATTCCATCTTCACCTTTTTGAATTTTACTCAATAACTCATTCATCATTTTACGCAGTTCTTCAATATTTGTTGCAAGATAACCGTCCATCTTTGCCCCATTTAACTCGTAAATCCTCCCTCTCTCCAATTGACTTAGCTTATTACGGATATCATTCAATTCATGATCAAATTCTTCTGAAATTTTATAATCCAGTTTCTTTTTACTCATATACAGCCGACCTCCATCATTTGTAATACTAAAATTATATCATGCCAACCACCAATATTCAATTATCAAGGTTCACTTCTTTCTAATTCCCTAGCCTCATTTGCTCCGCCGGTTCAAAGTTCAGCCACAACGTTTCAACTCTCCGCAGGTTGTTCTGCGCTCTGGCCGGCATCTGCAGTTTATACCAGTCCTTCAGGTACCGCTCATATAACTCACAATCATATCCGGAAAGCATAACCTTAGCCTGACTGCTGATCACCGTCTCCAGCAGTTCCTCATGATCTTGATCTGACATTTCATACCGGTACTGCTTCCGGCCTCGTGTAGATAATACATAAGGCGGATCCAGGTAGATCAGGACATTCTCATGGTCAAAGGCTCTGATCAACTCCAGCGCTGGTCTGTTCTCGATCTGCACATCTTTAAGCCGGATTGCCATTTCTGCCAGTGCTTCCGGAAGCTGATTCCAATACCGGACCGCATAGGCTGCTTCCCTGCCATAAACATCTTTCTTCCAACCGCAATCGCCATTTAATCTGAATCCATGACTCTGCATGGATCTTACTGCAAAGTATCCGGCCCGCTCCACTGGGGACTTAGGCTCTTCCTGGAAGGTTTCCTCATAAATCTGCCTGGAATACGGCGTATATGTAAGCCACTCCTGAAGCTCCCGGCAGCTTTCCGGATTCTGTATCACCCGGAAGAAATTCACCACATCACCGTCAAGATCATTTACTGTTTCTATCCTGGAAGGGGGCTTTGCGAAAAGGACAGCCCCTCCCCCAAAGTACGGATCTAAATAACTGTGGTGCTCTGGCATATTTCCGATTATCCAGGAAGCGATCCGCCGCTTGCTACCGGGATAATGTAATAATGACTTCATTTTATTACCCCTTTTCCGCTCATAATCTTTTCAGCTAAACGTTGCCACCAGGCCCTCTTTCTCCATATAAAACATCTATGTGAGTGATAAAGCTGATACACTCCGGTACTACACGGGTACCGTAAGCTGCCTCGGTTTTTATATCTACAATTTCCACAATCTTCTTTCATTGCTCTCCTTTCAAACGTTTTCTCTTTTTCTCATTCTCTGGTCAATCTCTGCCATCATTTCCGCTACCAGCTGCTCCATGAAGGGATATTTCTTCATCAGGACTACCGCCCAGGTATGGCACCTTTCCCACTCGTCAGACTGTTTCGGAATAGGCTTATTGTGATAATTGAGCCAGAACTTGTTATACACCTCGTCAAAGGCTTTCTGCACTTCCTGATCCGTCATAGACTTTCCACCTTCACGTATATGCCAGGGAGATCCGCCCAGTACTTTTCAATTACTTCCGACGCCACCTGTGCATCATCTTTCCAGAAGTGCAACTCTGTCATAACGTCCTTAAGAAGCTTTACCAGATTATCTGTGTCAGGCTTGCTGGTTTTATACTCCCCGTTCTTATGTTTGCCAGTAACAGGGAAGCACCACCACGTTGTTAACCTCACAGGACCAGTGAACCTTTTTTCCGGTATGTGCTGCCCCAGGTGTGCCAATAGCTTCGCCCTGGCTGCCTTCAGTTCTTCCGGTTCATAAAAGACCGGCTTCCCATTTACCACATGCACCTGTTTTTCTTGGTGAGTCACGGTGGGGACCTTTTTCATCGGCATAAAGAAATCAATCGTCATCCACAATCACCTTTACCCCTTTATCTTCTGTTGTGACAGAAATTTCTGACAAGCTCTCTCCAGTCAATTGAACGGCACATGCTTCATAACTCCCGCTGTACCATGCACATGATTTTTCCATGCAATCAACTTTTAAAATCGGACAAAACATTTCACTTCACTCCTTTAACGCATTAATTTTTATTTTTTCACTTTCATTCGTGCGACTTGTACGGGGCAGGGGTGGGATGTGGAGCGGGCTGTGCTTTAGCCCACTCCCACACACCCCCGTACCACTGAGGCGCAAGCCGCATTTCTATGTATGTATATACATAGGTTTGCGTGCGTCTCCCGCAAACTCGATTTTTACCGACTTTGCGGCTATCACCCGCATTTTCGAAGATACTTCGATTTTGAGTATATAAAACGCAAGACGCATTTTTCCCTTTTGCGTGCAGCTCCCGCACTTGCGGCTTCGACTTTGCGGCTACTGCTTTTTTCCGACTTCTCCATCAGTAATCCAGAAACCGCCATGCTCTTTTATGTATCTCCTGATCGTATCTTCGGATTTCCCCATGGCTTCACACAGTTCTTTTACCGTCACTTTTTCACCATTATTGAAACTTAGGATAGATTCATAATTAGTTTCCAAGCTCTCCTTACGTTCCTTCTTGGCCTCTTCCGGATTCTTCCTTTTGCTGAAATTCTTCTTCCATGAAGGTGCGTCCGCTTCTGGCTGAATATCTCCCAGGACTCCGGACTTATCCACCACATGAATGGGATAATTAAACCAGAGATTCTGCGGATCGAACTTAGAAAACTCCCTGAGTGTCCCTTCAATGCGCCACGCTGTCATTCCCTTTACTCTGGCCTTGGCAGCTTCTATATTGCGCTCCAAGGCAGCCATTTGCCACTTGTCCAGCTTCTCCTTACAGTAATTGAGCATCTGGACGCTACTGCATAAATCGTCCTGAGAAAGGTCGTCCTCCCACTTGAAATGTGCATCAAGGTACTGCCTGCAGGCGTCACAGACTGCCCGGTTCTCCTGTTGCTTCATCAGCTCTTCGGTCGTTTCTAATTCAATAAGGTCAATAAGCGCATCCGGATCTCTGGCGAATACGCCGGATCCGCTGGCTCGGTCCATGGATTTCTTTCCTCCCTGGCTTCCCTTGCTGTGATGATGGCAGTAGATCACCGCCACACCAAGTTCCGTGCACACCTTGTCAAACTGGTTGCAGAAATTAGACATCTGATCCGCGCTGTTTTCATCACCAGTGATAACCTTGTAGATCGGGTCAATAACAATAGCTATGTAATTCTTTTTCGCTGCTCTACGGATCAGCATTGGGGCCAGCTTATCCATGGGCCGGGACTTGCCTCGCAAGTTCCAGATATCTATGTTTTTAAGGTTCTTAGGCTGCCACCCAAGCGCCTGATACACATCTTTAAAGCGGTGGAGGCAGCTGGCCCGGTCAAGTTCCAGGTTTACATACATGATCTTACCCTGCGTACAAGCCCAATTAAGCCACTGTTTTCCCTCAGCTATAGCAATACACATTTCAATCTGTAAAAACGATTTCCCGGCCTTTGAGGGGCCCGCAATCAACATCTTATGCCCTTGTCGTAACAGGCCGTCTATCAGGGTCGGCGCCAACTCCGGAAGGTTCTCCCACACATCGTCAAGGCTTTCCGGATCCGGAAGATCATCATTGATGGATTCGATCCATTCTTTCCACTCTGTCCAGCTCTCTTTCCCTATGTTGGTATCAACGATAAACTGTTTCTGGTCGCTCCGCATGACACCGGGCATTCTGGATAACCTGGAAGGATTCTTGTTTTGCTGGTCAATAGCGAGTCCGTTTTTCTTGCAGATATCATAGAGATAATCCACCCGCTTCCGATATTCTGCCTGATCGGCAGCATCAATCCTTACAATGGCATGAAGACTTTTCCCTCCACTATGGACCAGACAGGCAACCGGCAACTCTAACTCCCGGATAATGGCATGTTGCTTCTCAATGTCCATCAAATCCGATTCCACCAGGGCGTATTTAAAGTCAGAGACATTGTCATTCTTTACACCTTTCCCATCCAAAGGATTAAATCGGATCCACGCCCCACCTTCTGGATCATAGTCCCCCAGCACGCTGCCTATATCCCCATTGCACTGTGACAAAAGCTCAATCAACTTTCCTGCGGTCCGGCCATAGGCTCCCTTATCAGCAGGCACCCATTTTTCCTTGCCCTTTTCTTCTTTCTTCCAGCTCTTTACGACATAACCTACATTTTCCCCGGCTTCAAAAAGTGTTTCCAGGTATTTTATTAATTCCCCCGCTGGGTTCCAATGTTTTGGCTGAAGCACTTCCCTGGCCTCTACCCAGCTGCTGTCAACAATCACGCCTTCTGCTGACACAGTATCGTTCCAGTCAAGGGCTGTCCCAGGATCATAGGGAGGTGTCCACCCCTGTTCCCTGGCATACTGGACAATGGTTCCACCTGTCACCGGAGTACCGGCCCCGTGGAAGCCCCGCCATTTTTGCTCACACTCCCCTGCGTGATAACGCCGGTCATTCATGCTCCAGCGGTCCCATATATCAACGGAATACCCTTCATGCCGCAGAGCCATGCCAACATTAACCCAACCCTGGTAGTCAAGCTCTGATGGGTCTATATGATTTAGGACCTCCATGAGGTCATATGTACTATCCATGTTTCAAGTCTCCTTATTCCGGTATATATTCCTGCGGATTCACGCCGGAGGGCGCTCCTCTCCAACCTTCCGCTGCTATACGGTCAATCATGTTTTTAGCAGAATCAAAGTTCCACGTTCCCACATGCTGGAATCCGTACTTTTCCAGGCAGCGTATCTGCTTTGGTGTGCTCAAGTTTTCTTCCTGACGCTTGTGTAAACGATCCAGGATAAGACTGGCCTTTCCGGCATTGTCTATCTGATCAGGAAGGATCCCACGCTTTTCAAGCTCTCTTTTCTGACTGTCTGATGGAGGTGCCATTTCCCAGCCAAAGGCAGGGACATACCCAGATAAATCCTCCGCCTGAATACTCATTTCAAACTGCAACGGATCTACCAGCTTCTTTTTGCGGTTTCTCATTTCCTTAAGCTGTTTTGCAAGGGCTTCCTCTCTTTGAGCGACAACA